CATAAACTCAACCAAAGAGGGCTTTCTACCATTACTAATTGATAAACTATGATACCACATACCTGACATCATACGATTTATAAGACTATTGAAAATCGCAGTTAACAAATGACCACTTGGCATGGAATGATTAGTTTGCTTCAACGATCCTTGCAACGAAACGAGTGAGAATGGCATATTATATAAGAGGTAACGAACAACCTTCTTATCCTCCTCAGTTCCAACAAAAGAGTTACTAACAACTTCGGCTGCTTTTAACTGTAGTTGTGGAAGCATGCCACCATCCCACGCTGAAAAATCACCAGAAAAAGTATACAAGCCTTTTTCTAACTTTTGGTACAAAGTAGTAAAATCCTTTAGGGGGTTTATTCCCACCATCACTCCATTATTCCATCTATTCTTAACAATATGAGCAACGAATTCAGACAAATACTCTTTGCACAAATATTGCAGAGTCCAAGGTGCACAACGAAAAGTACGAGGTTTATCAACTTTGTGCAGAGGACGCAATTCATCTTTTAAACACTCGGTCCAAACAACTTGATGAGGGTCAACATTTCCGGAAATGATTTGAGAACGTAGCTCTTCCACTGCGGCACGTCCTTTAGGAGTTAAAACAGCGTTACACTTGTCGATGTAATCACTCTTCTCTCCCGTAAAACCATAGCCTAGTGAAGAACTCATGTTTATACCATTAACGTTTTCAAAACCTCTAATCGCATCCATCTCGGAAACACGTCTAAAAGGAGCAACTTGAGTTTGTAGCCACTTAGTGGCAAAATCAAGATCCTCCACAGGCACGGAAACAACTGGTTTAAAAGATTTCTCTCCAAGTTTCTTGACAGTGCTGGAACCAAAAACAGTTAAATTAGCAGGAGCTTTCTCTACAGGAAAGACACCATATAAGGGTGACGGAACAAGCGACGAACTATTAGAACCACTAGTTCTAATATCAGAAGGCACAAAGCGCACACCACTAAAATCATGCCTTGCATTCTCCTGCATATCAATAGGAACAACATAAGCATCATCTTGTCGCAATATAGAAGCAATTTTCTGTCGCACACCACATGACCACAAGACTGCAACTCCGC